CACCAAGACAAGGCACAGCTGGCAGCATATAAAGACGAGCTGGCAACCTTCCTGAAGGACCGGCTGCAGCTGGACCTGAACAAGAAGACAGCCATCAGGCCGGTGCCGCTTGGCGTGGATTTTGTAGGCTACAGGATATACGCCACCCACAGGAAGCTGAAGAAGTCGACAGCGTACCGGATTATGCACAGGATAAAAACCCTTTCAGCACAGCTGGCCGCAGGCGAAATAACCCGGGAGGAATTCGACCGAGTGGCAGCTTCATACAAGGGCGTAATGAGCCACTGCAACAGCTACGGACTGAGGCAGAAGCTCAACAAGACATACAAGGAAGCTATGGGAAGGCTGCAGGACGCCAACGGCGCAGCTGCGCAGCCGGACCCGGAAAGGAGGAGGCAATGACAGACTTGGGAATTTTAGCGACTGTCATCGGCGCCGTGGGCGGCGTTTGTGCGATCGTCTTCGGATACACATCGTACAAGCGAAACCAGAAGGCAGATGACAGTAAGAGCGGCAAGGAAAGCGGGACCCTATTCACCGAGATCGGGTACATCAAGAGCGGAATCGACGACATCAAGCGCAAACAGGAGAAGCAAGACGAAAGATACACAGACATGGTCGAAAGACTTTCAACGGTCGAGGCGTCAGCAGAGCAGGCCCACCTACGCATAAACCGTCTGGAAGGACATAACGGCAGAGAGGAGCGATAACGTGGGACGAGCAAACCAAAAGGCACGAAAGCAAATAGCCAGGCGAAGCCTGAAAAAACCAAAGAAAAAGATAGAGTTTTCAAAGCTCATCTTCGCAGGAGTGTCGATAGCGACCACAGCGGTGGTCGTTTTTGCATGCCGGATGATTTACGTAACCGGAGACCTTTCACCATTAACGTACCTCATCCCCTCGGTTTTTGCAGAGCTCGCAACGGCAACCGGCTTTTATTACCGGAAGGCACAGAAGGAGAACGAGATCAAGATACCCCACTACCTGGCGTCGCAAGGGCTCACCGAAGGAACGGTAAACCCAGAGGACGACCCCGGGAACTATGGGAATTAAAGTTTTTCTGGTAAGGAGGAAAAAACCAATGAAGCTAACAACATTGCTTTTAACACAGAATAACTGCTACAAATCGGGAAAGAAGCACACCGTCAAAGGAATCATGGTGCATAGCACCGGAGCGAACAACCCGAAGTTAAGCAGATACGTCGGACCGGATGACGGCATACTCGGGACCAACCCTTACAACAATCACTGGAACCAGCCGACGCCCGGAGGCAGGAGCATATGCGTCCACGCCTTCATCGGGAAAGACAAAAATGGAGAAGTCAGGACATACCAGACCCTACCCTGGGACATGGTAGGCTGGCACAGCGGCAGCGGCTCGCTTGGATCAAGCAAGAACGCGAACAACAACGGTTATATCGGTTTTGAGATTTGCGAAGACGGCCTGACAGACCGCGCTTATTTCGACAAGGTATACCAGGAGGCCGTGGAGCTTTGCGCCCACCTTTGCAAATTGTATGGGCTCAAGCCGGAGAAGCCGGTGCTGATCACCCACTGCGAAGGACACCAGCTCGGCATAGCAAGTAACCACGGAGACGTAATGCACTGGTTCCCCAAACACGGAAAGAACATGGACACATTCAGAGCGGCAGTAAAGACTTTGCTCGCCACAGGCAGCACTACCCCCTCCCCGACCGTTCCGGCACCAACGCCGACGGCAACCACCGGAGAGGAGAAGATCTGGAAGTTTTTCAAAGACAAAGGGCTGAACGACTTCGCGATCGCCGGGCTTATGGGCAATCTTTACGCGGAAAGTGGACTGAGGTCAAACAACCTGCAAAACACCTACGAGAAAAGCCTCGGTATGACGGACGAGCAATACACCAAGGCGGTAGACGCAGGAACATACGCAAACTTCGTCAACGACTCCGCGGGATACGGCCTCGCCCAGTGGACATACTGGAGCCGCAAAGAAGCGCTGCTTAAATTCACGAAAGAAGCTAAGGCTTCAATCGGAGACTTAGACACGCAGCTGGCCTACCTTTGGAAGGAGCTGCAGGGCTACGCAAACACAATAAAAGTCCTGAAGTCCGCGACATCGGTAAGACAAGCGTCAGACGTAGTGCTGCTTGAATACGAGCGTCCCGCAGACCAGAGCGAAGCGGTCAAGGTGAAAAGAGCACAATACGGACAGGGCTACTATGACAAGTACGCATCGAAGCCGGTAGCACCGCAGCCGACACCCGGGCAGCTTTACTACGTCCAAACAGGAGCCTATTCAGTGAAGGCCAACGCCGACGCACAATACCACAAGGTCAAAGCGAAAGGCTTCGACGCCATCATCAAGAAGGCCGGTAACCTTTATCGGGTACAGGTCGGAGCTTACAGCGTAAAAGCCAACGCAGACGGCATGGCGGCAAAGCTGAAGGCGGCAGGCTTTGATACTTACGTAACCACAACCGGAGGAACGCAGGTAGCGGTCGGAACTGCGGCACCAGCGAAAGCACCGGAACCAGCTCGTACCATCAAGGTGGGAAGCAAGGTGAAGGTCAAGAACGGAGCCAAGACATACGCCGGAGGAAATCTGGCCAGCTTCGTGTACAGAACGACATACGACGTCCAGCAGATCACCGGTGACCGCGCCGTGATAGGACTCAAAGGAAAGGTCACCGCAGCCGTGAGGCTCGAGGACTTAATCATCCAATAACAGGAGGAAAAGCAAATGAGCGAAAACTTAAACGAACTTTTGATGACCCTGATCCAAGCGGTCATCATCCCGGCCATTCCCATTTTAGTCGGCTACCTCGTGAAGCTCCTGAAGGCCAAGGCGGAGCAGACGACGGTCAAGATTAACAACGAGCTCGTGCGGCAGTACCTGCAGGAGGCAATCGATGCCGTCCTTCAGGCCGTGACCTACACAGCCCAGACCTACGTCGACAGCCTAAAGAAACAGGGCAAGTTTGACGCCGACGCCCAGAAGGTAGCATTTACAAAAGCAAAGGAAATCGCGCTGCAGCTGCTCACGGAGGACGCAAAACAAATGATAGCCGACCTTTACGGAGACGTTACAGTATGGCTCGACACCAAGATCGAGCAGACCGTAAAGGAGCAGAAGACATTCACACTCGGCACAGCCGTACTGGAACCCATCAAAGAGATGGAACCCTAACCCACGCCGGTACATCCGGACGCCCCAGAGCCACCATACTCTGGGGCTTTTTTTATTGCCAAAAACTCGGAAAACGAGAGCAAGAAAAATAATTCTCGAAATTTGAGAAAATTGTATTGACTTATTAACCAATGGCGGTTTATAATGAGCGTAGCGAATAAGCAAGGAGGAAGAACCATGAGAAAGATAAGAGCCTACGGAAAACAGAACCGCATCCCAATGAGCCTTTCAAACTACATCTACGACACCGACAAAGGATACGAAGGAGCAAAGAAGACCTTCATCGACACGATAAACAGCCAACCATTCAACGGCAAGAAGATCTGCGACGCGCTCAACAAGAACAGCAACGCGCTCCGCACCTTTACAGTGGCAAGCGAAACCGGCGACACAATCATACTGGAAGCAACAGACTACCTCGGAAACAAGGACTGCATCAGAATTACAGAGGAATAAGGAGGAACCGACCATGGTTTATAAGGTTTACATGAACGAAGAAGGCAAAGCAGTATACGCAGGAAACATAAGCGCACCTGACTACGAAACAGCAAAAGCCTTTGTGATTTCAGAAGGCATAGATGAGAAAGACTTCATGCTCATTAAGAGCGACGAATAAGGAGGAGGACGAACAATGAGGATAATCAAAGAGGACCTGACCGGATGCATTAACAGAATAGCAGCAGGAGCGCCGGAGGCCAGATACTTAGTAATCAAGGAACCAATCAACGAAACAGGCATTTGTAAAGAATTCAAGACCGAAGAAGAAGCACAGAGGTACATTCAGGAGCACACGAAGCAGAAGCAGTGCGCATGCTGCTTTTACGAAAAGGACACGAAGGCAGAGGAAGAAGCCAAGGAGATGGACGCGGCCATCATAGCGACCATGGGAGAAGAAAACTGGAGGACCATGTGTGAAATGGCGGAGCTGCAGCCGGAAGACAATAGCCCGCTTGCGAAGTGCGGAGAATTCTGCAGATACCTTCACAGCGGGAAGGGATACCCCGGAGAATACGTCTACCATTGCACGGCGCCGGGAAACGAACACATAATCCACGTTGACTTCATAGAGTCAGAAATCATTTAAGGAGGTAAGAGTAATGCTGAACCCAAGGAACCTAACCAACGGCCAAGAACAGTACGAGGCTTTCAAGAGTAGCGTAACCCGGAAGAAAGCTGTACAGTACGATTACAGGCACACCGACGGAGAATTATTCTCCTGCGTAAAGCCCACGCTGGAAGACTGCAGGCAGGCGAAAGAAAACTGGATCAGCAAGAAGGAGGCACAGAGATGACAAGAATTTTCAAGTTTTTAGGACAGGACAGCTTGGACAGACCAGTATACGAAGGCGACGACGGGACGCTTCTGGTTGACGTCGACCCGATATCAACCCGTCCGATGAGGCTTTGCACTAAATGCAACAACGAATACGACGGGGAGCCGGACACCCCAATCGAGCATACCAGATACAAGCACGACGAAATCAAAGTAGACCGCCGCGTGACATGGCGATAAAGGAGGAGCGAGCATGAACAGATACTACCTGACACAGAGGCCACCGGCACCGGGGACATTCCCCGGGAAGCCGGTCAACATGAAATCATTTGACAGCCGAGAATACGTCGAGGAAATAGGCCGCCCAGCATGGGGATGGGTAGAGTACGAGGAGCCGCTGACGGAGAAGCAGGCAGCCGACTACGAGCTGAAAGAAGCAATCAGGCATACAGTCAAAATAGAGCTAAACGCTCAGGAGCTGAAATACCTCGCAGAATTCGCAAAGAAGCAGTATGAAGGAGCAAAAGCCAACCTCGGAACCAGAACCCCGATCCACGTCGTGGAGAGGAAAGAGGAGTATTTTTCACAGGGCGACGGAAACGAATGGCTCTGCGAGGACACGGAATACGAGGTATACAAGACATTTGATGAGATGCTCGAGGATTTAAGGAAGACCGGAAAAGAACTCCCGCCATACGACGAAGTCGAATACGAGGACGTGAATGAAGTCTGGATCAGCGACGAGGCAGCATACTGCGAAGCATACGGAATCCACGCCCAGCGCGGAACAATCATAGACACATACCGGCCCGTCGCATTCTTCCTGATCAGAGACGAGGCACTCCGATACAGAGACGGGTACCAAGCGCACAATTGCGGAGACTGTAGAATTTACACATACGCACTCGGCTACAACAACGACGGCGACCTTCCCGTTTTCCGAGAACTGCTGATGAAGATCGGGAAGCAGCTGCTGCAGGAAGGAGAAGGCAAATGAATGGCACAGAGTAAAGCAAGGTAGAGCGGGACATCGTAGTTATATGCAGAGAAGTAAACAGAACGACGGGAGTGGTCGCTGTATACGAAGTTAAGACCGGAACGGTAGACGACCATCTCCTCACCAAGCTAAGCATCCGATCAAGATACAACCCGGAGCTTCGCTATTTTGTAACCCCACGCATACGGTGGGAAAGCAAATGGGGAAAGGACTACAGAACCATACTGAAACGCAAACAGGTAACACCAGAAGCAATAAGACTAATCGGTGGAATAATAGAGATTTAAGGAGGCAGAGACCATGGAAGCAAAACAAAGGAACGCAATTAAAGGAGCTTTATACGGAGTGGCGATAGGAGACGCACTCGGCGCACCCTTGGAATTTATGAGTGCTAAGGAAATAGCCGACCGGCACGGCAAGGTAACGGAGATGATCGGAGGAGGATGGCTATGCGTTACCCCGGGAGAAGTCACCGACGACACCCAGATGACGCTGGCCGTGGCGGAAGGGATAATAGAGAACCCGGACAGTCCCATAGAGGCAATAGGCGAACGCTTCATAGCATGGGCACGTAGCGGACCGAAAGACATCGGAGGAACATGCAGCCGCAGCATTTACGGAGCCGCCAGAGAGGGCGTAAAACGCCCCACAGAGGCCGCATGGTTTAACGCAAGCAAAGACACAGCCAAGGCCAATGGAAGGCGCAGCGGAGGCAATGGAGCACTCATGCGCACGGTTTACCCCGGCCTTTACTACCAAGGACGCCTGATGGCGGTAGAAACAGCGACAGCCATAGCCCAGATGACCCACTGGGACGACGAATCAAACGAGGCTTGTGAACTTTATACAGACATGATACACTTACTAACAGAGGCGGTTTATAAACAACCGGAAGCCCGCAGCAGAATCATAGACGAAACACTGCAAGGAACCAGATACCAATTAGACCGGCTAAGACATGAAAAAGGAGACCCAGAGCCGACAGGATACGTAGTAGACAGCATGGAATGCGCACTCGCGGCGTTCTATTCCACAAACAGCTTTGAAGACGCAATAGTCGAGGCAGCCAACATGGGCGGAGACGCAGACACAATCGCAGCCATAACCGGCGGCCTTGCGGGAGCCTACTACGGATACGAAGCCATACCGGGCAGATGGATAAAAAGCCTCGCTCTGGGCATTCGAAGGCAACTGGACACACTCGCGGAAGCAGCAGTAGCAAATAGGGCGGCAAAGCAAAAGGAGAGATAAGAGATGGCATACGGAAGACCACTGAAAGGGAGAAGCAGGCGAGTACCTATAACGGTGCATGCATCGGTAGGAACCCTTGACATAATAGACGAATACGTGGAGGAGCGAAAGAAGCAACAGGAGAGACAATATTCACGCTCAGACTTTTGGAACGAGGCGGCCACCATGTACATGAAGCAGCTCGGGATCGCTCCGGAGGATGAGGAATAAAAAGCGTTCCAAAAGCGTACCGAAAAAAGCGGAGGACAAAAGCAAATGAAAAAATACAGGCAATACCGGCAAAAGAAGTTAAGAAAAAGACCACGAAACAAGACGAGATAAGGAGCCTTTATTGAGACGATCAAATCCCGAAGCGTATCGGGATCAGGAGCTGTCGTGCCGTTTTCGTAGCGGGAAAGAGATTTGTTATTAAGACCGATCGCACGATAGACATCCACCTGCGTCAAGCCTTTCCTTTCCCGAGCCGCCCGAAGGCGATCTCCAAATTTGAGCATCAAAATTCACCTCCACAGAGAATTATATAACATTTCGCGCAATTTGAGAATAATCTTCTCGAAAAAACGGAAAAAAGTATTGACTTCTCGGAAAACGAGAAGTATAATAAGCGTGAGCTTCTCGGAAAACGAGAACAGCGAAAGGAGGACGAGCACATGAAACCGGTTTACCAGCAGCTCCGCGAATACCGTGAAGCGCGCGGAATTACCCAGACGCACATAGCGAAAAAGACTGGAAAGACCGTCCAACGCATCAGCGCGTTAGAAACTGGCGGCATTCGGCTCACAGCGGACGAACTCGTCGAGCTTTGTTTGACCGGATACGAGATAAGCCCAGCAATTTTTTTTGCAGAGAGCTTCTCAATTTCCGAGAACAAAGAGGTAGACGACTCCCGAAAGGGAGAACCTCACCACACATAAATCATATTACGAAGGAGGCGAAAAATATATGCCTAAAAACCCCACGGTAGCAGCTAATAACGTGTTCTGCATCGCACGAAAAGAGGCCGCATCGTTCAACGATAGCCTAAATAGCCGAGAAGGAGCGTCGGAGCTGCTCGGGATCGACAGAACCAGACTCGCACGAATAGAACTCGGGAGCCTGAACCCTTACCCAGAAGAAGTGCTGATGATGAGCGACGCATACAACGCGCCGGAGCTGAACAACTATTATTGCTCGCACGTTTGCCCGCTTGGAAAAAAGACCGTCGCACCAGCCGAGCTCCTCCAGCTCGACAGAGTAACCATAAAGGTCATCGCGGCGCTGACAGGAGCCGAATTCATACCGGACATGATCATCAAGATCGTAGAAGACGGCGTCATCACAGAGGAGGAGAAACCGGAGGTAGCCAAAATCCTCGCTTCATTGCAACGAATAAGCGAGGCAGCGGCAGAGACAAGGATATGGATAGAAAAACACATGCGATAGGAGGAGGAAGCTATGAACCAAGCAGCAGCGCTGCAGCTACAGCAACAAGAACAGCCCAGATTTATGAGAGTCGACGAAGTCGCGGAGCTGATGGGAATCAGCGAGTCCTGCGCCTACAAGATTATGCGAAAGCTCAACAAAGAGCTGGAACAGCAAGGAAAGATTACTACAGCCGG